TGGAGTAATTGTAATCATACATGGTGTAGCATAATCATCATAGTAACCTACGTTATGTGATATAGGATCAACTATGCTGTTTTGCCATGCCTCAAAAAATATACGTTCATCATAGTTTATACTAGTATAAAATTCTAATGTGACCTCATTGAATTGTACATTTTTAGCAAATGCTCTTTTAGGACCATAATAGGTTTCATTTGTATCGTCTGTGATAGTCTTATCAGGTAATGATACACTTGAACAGAATAGATCCATTCTTAACTGCATATTCTTTTTGATTGCCGCTGACAATCTAGCACTCTTTGCCATACGAGCAGCCTGATCTTTACCTTTTGCGTCAGCGTATATTGATGTATCGCCAAACGTTGCTGCTTTAGGACCATCAATCGTAACCATAAATTGTGTCGGTCTTGCAAACCCACCTGATTGTGTTATGCCTGATCTGAATATGTTGTAAACTGAATTGTAATTAGATGTAACGTTATTTACTGAAAATCTTTTATTAGTTTCGCTTACATTGAATTGTGCTTTAGATGGTGGTATACCTAATCGTATATCTAAATCACCTATCTTTTTACCTACACTAATTATTGACATTAAATAAATCTCCTACTGTCTGAATAAACTTTTGCTTCAGTTGCCTTTTTGAATCTTTGTACAGGTAAGTAGATAGCAACTGCTGCCTCATCTGCATTTACTCTAAAAAATCCTGTCTGTACATATGAGTACAAATACTTTTTGATTGTTGGTTTCACAATTTTTATATTCTTTACATCATCATAGTTTACATTGAATTTTGTCTTATCGTCAAATCTACTATCTGTTGCTGTTGCCTGCATACGTTCTAATAATCTAAATCTCAATAGTGGTGGTAGATAGTGAAAGTTCATACCCATAAACCCACCTGATATTGGTTCTAATGGCAACACCAATGGGAATACATCATAATAAGGTAACGTTTTTCTGTATTTAGGATTGTACCCAAATAAGTTCAATCTGCCTACACTTGGTCTACGATTAAGTTTACCTTGTCTAAACAATTGTCCTGCTGTAGTATTACTAGCAATCTTATTTACTTGCGTTCTATACCAAGTAGCAGACTTTGTTGTATCCCCAGCACGTGTTTTTATAGTGTCAAATACGCTTGCCATATTACTATTTATGTTGGTAATAAATAGATTTATGAAGAAGTTGAAGAATATAGATAAACGACCCTATCAAGGTATATACAAACCACTCAACCCACAGAAATATAAAGGCAATGTAAACAATGTTATTTATAGGTCTAGTTGGGAGAAACGTTTTATGATTTATTGTGATAAAACTAGGGATGTTATGGAATGGGGTAGTGAAGAAATAGCAATATCTTATCGTTCAGTTGACAATAGACCACATAGATACTATCCTGATTTTTATATGAAAGTTAGACAATCAAACGGCACATTTAAAAAGTTTGTTGTAGAGATTAAACCTAAAGCACAAACACGTAAACCTAAAGCGCCATTGCGTGTAACTCGTACTTATAAAAATGCGTTGATTACTTATGAAAGAAATAGAAGAAAGTGGTCTACAGCGTATGCCTGGTGTCACAAGCGAAACATGAAGTTTCTAATACTTACTGAAGACCACCTTAAAACGTTTTAAGCAGAAAATTGCATATCTAATTCTTCATCAAGTTTATTTGATTTCTTTAGATTAAATTCTCTACTTACTAATCTCAAATTTGAGATGTCGTTTGAACCTTGTTTACTCAAAGGCACAATGTGATCTACATGGTACTTTTCGTCAAGTATTTCATGTAGTGATATTGACTCACCTGACACAGCGTCAAAGCCATTTTGTTTGGCCCATAACTCATATCTGTATTTCTGATACGAGTCTGATCTCGGTGTATATTCATTGATAACATCTGTATTAAGAAGATTAGCGTATATATCATTTACATACATGTTCATTCTGTATTGTATGATATTGGCATTGTTCTTTCTTAACATACGGTCAAACGTATAAACATCATCATCAATATCGTAGGTCTTTTTACTTTGTATATTCTTAATCACAAAGCCTTTGTACCATTGATAAAAGAGTTTTCTATCTTTTATGACAATGTTCTTATCTTCAAGCAATTTTGTTAGCATGAAATAATCATAGAACAAAAATGTTTTTGAGTTTATCTTGTCGGTATTACTCTCATTGATAAACTTACAAAAATCTGTAAAGTCTTTACTAAATTTGTGTAAAAACTTAACAGCAGGATTATCATCTGACTCATCTGCATACATTTTGTTTTTAGCAGTGTCGGAGATATTCTTCTCGTTTTTGTATGAGTAACCAAGTAAACAGTTAGCGATGAAGTCGTCAAACTTCAATCTTGTTATCTCGGTATCACTAAACAGTTTTGACATGTACTCAATGTTTTGATCTGACAATACTTTTATAGTATCAGCAACTACATTCAACATACCATTTCTTTTTTCTTGGCCGTTCAATGTTTTACCATCGTTGACTCTTAAAAAAAGATTAGATATATCTTTCTTACTTGCCTTTGTAACCATAATAACATATATTTTAGCATTGTCAATGGCATTAACTAAATTGATCTCGTTTTTAGTTACTGACTCTTTCAATGTAGAATATGAAACAGGTTGTGTAACTTCTACAAACTGTTCATTGTTGTTATTGTCAAGTACAAACATCTTTCTAGTTTTCGGAAACTGAAATAGATTGTTTTTGAATTTCAACAAAGCAACTACTCTATTCCAACCATCAACAACAATGTATCTGAAACCTTTGTCTATGATAGATTGAAAATACTCTTGGTCTTTTTGAGTATCAGCATTGTTTAAGCATTCTTTTGCGTCAACAATGACTAGAGGTGTTACTGCATTACCAGTAGCAACTGATTTGATGAAACTTTGACGCATAGTATTGTCCCATCTGGAATCAATCCCTACAACATCAATTGTTTTTTCTTTTGATTTAAATATTCCTACCTGAAACGATTTGTCTAGGTAAGATTGCTTCAGTACGGTATCATTTAATACTTCGTAACTAAAGTCTTTCATTTGTGATAATAACATAATATAACCTTTCTTATTATCTGTTTAATAAAAGAATCAAACACAATTGTTTAATTCATAGTAATACTATATCATAGTTTGCCGCTTTTGTCAAGCGTGAATTGGGTCTTTTTTAGGGTTATTTTAAGTGTATTTTAGATGAGAACAAAACGAGAACATTGTAGGGTGCCCGAAGGCACCCCATATTGAGAAAGTGAGAGAGATAGATTATGAATCGTCTTCAGCAAGTTTACTAAAATACGACAGGTCATCGCTGTCGTTAGACGATTCAACTTTCTCTACCGAATTGTTAGAAGACGTTGGTATGTCATTGCTGACAGGTGGGAGGTCAATATCTTCAACTGACTCGGTACTTCTTTGTCCAGTAAGTGTCTTATTAAGTTTCTCTTTGAGTTCTTCATAAGATTTAAAATTACTAGGATCAACGAAGGCTTTTAGAGCATATTGAGATTTCCATATCTTGTCAATCTCCTCATCAGTAGGTTTTACTCTACTAACTGGCTCAAATTCAGATTTATCATAATTCCAATAACCATCAACCTTTCTGATTTTTAGTTTAAAGTTTGCACCTTCCCAAAAATCAAATGGGTTTACAGCCTTTTCATCTTCAAAAGCAGGATTCATTGCTTCAGTAATTTTATCAAAGATTTTCTTACCGAATTTGAACAAGAACGTCTTGCCTTCATTCTCTGGATGTTTAGGATCAGATACTACAAAGATATTAGAATAGTAAGATAACTTTCTTTTTCTCTTTCTAGCAATTTCTTTATCGGCTTCTATGCCTGTATTCCACAACCTTGTGTTTTCTTCACTAACAGGATCCTTTTTGTTTAGTGTAGTTAAAGAGTTTTCAATATACCATTGACCACCTGGTCCTTGAAACGCATGGTTCCATACTCTCTGCCAAGGCATATCTTCGCCTTCTACAGCAGGTAAGAATCTTAATACTGCGTAACCATTGCCAGACTTATCTAGTTCAGGTTTCCATAACCTGTCGTCTTGGTACTTGTTTTTCTTTTCGGGTTGTTCTATTGTGTTTTCTAACTTCTTCGTTAGTATATCAAAGTTTGACTTTGATTTCTTTAGGGCTTCTAATGCACTTGACATTGTATTTTCTCCTTGTATATATTGTTGTACGTATTTGTATTAATGTAAGTATTACTATTATTTATACTGGCAAGATACTCAACCATTATAATATAATAACACTATTTACTTATATTGTCAAGCAGCTGTGCTTGAGTAATATATGTTAAATTCTTCTCGTTTCCCAACAGTTTTTGATTAGTTGTATTGTCATCATCTGCCTTGTTTACCTTGTAAAATGACACTTTAGGGTTGTCTTTCAATACTCGTAACCACTCTGCTTCCCATACACCTGTAGGTTGGGGTTCATAATGTGCTGATGAGTAGTTTTTAGTGCCTTTGTAGATATTATTAAACAACTTTGTATCTGATCTTAAATCCAT